TGGGGCCTTCTGGATGCACGGCGTTGCTATCCAATGGGTACATATAGAGGAACACCTTGTCAAACTTTGACAGGTCAGTGTCCTCACGCACATAGTCATGCGTTACCTCATGCCCAAGGGTAGTAAAGCCTTCCCGCATAAGCTCGGGTATAGATACAAACTTTGTAGAGCTTGCGCGTCTTGGATTGTTATTATGCGTTTCAGTAACGCCGGTAATAAGAATCTTCATACGATGGCCAAAGAAATGTAGCCAGCCTCGGCATCGTGGTTTACATCGCCCGTACGGCCGCCAAGCTCAAGATATTTTGCCACAGTCATGCCGGATTCATACAAGGCAAATCGTGTCCATGCACGCGTGCCTTTACGCTTTGGATTTTTAGTAGCCAAAACAGTAATGGTTGCTGCTTTGTTTGCGCGACGGCGCGCTTTCTTTTCTTCAGTCATGCTGACTCCTACGGGGTTATGGAAAAATTGTTGCTGTTGCATTGCATTCTTTTCAAACATCAACAGAGACCATTGTATCACGATGGACGTAGTCACGCACTGCATCAAGCAATTTTTGCTGTGTCTTGTCTTTGCGTTTTACCGCTTGTAAAATAGCCTCATCAATGGTGTCCCTTGCAAGGATATGGTGGACTACAATATGATTTCGCTGACCTTGGCGCCATAGCCTACGAATAAACTGCTCATAGATTTCAAGACTCCAAGTCAAAGAATACCAAATCACAGCGTGACCTGCGCCTTGCAAATTAAGGCCATGGCCTGCTGACATTGGATGGGCAAGCAACACAGGAATTTCGCCTGCATTCCAAGCGTTAATAATGCTATCTAGCTTAGCGCCAATTACGCCACTGCCAATCACAGGCGCGTTAGGAAACGCCGCTTGCAGTCTTTCCAAGTCATGCGCAAAATGATAGCCAATAACACAAGGCTGGCCGGATAGCTCTTCAACTAGCTCGAGCGCAGCCTCGGTCTTGGCGTCGTGTAAATGAATGCTGGTCTTTTCCGTTGTGTTATCATCCATATCCAGGTAAGACCCGCCATTGGCGATTTGCTGACCTTTCATAACGGCAACGGCGGCATTGACCGCGGTAACATTCCCCGCTGCCAATTCAATGGTTAAGTTATCCTCAAAGGCTTTGTATATTTTGCGTGCGGCCGGGGGTAACTCTACGTAGACGTTGTTGTACGTTAGCTCGGGCAAATCTAGATGGTCCAGCGCTGCCATACGTAGCACCTTGCCTTCCAGCTTTTCATGAATGCGCTTTTCGCCGTCTTGCTGCAGCTTCCACTCATAACCACCATACCCAGATGGGTAAAAATACTCCTGTCTAAAGCGGGACACAAATTGCCCAAACGTTGCACCTTGATCAATGATCATTTGTGGGCCAAAGATATCCAGCAAACTATTAGGCGCAGGGGATCCTGTTAGGCCCCAACGACGGTCAAACTTATTCAACAAAGGCTTGATGCATTTGAACCGCTGCGTTTGCGTGTTCTTCATATAGCTAATCTCATCTACCGTAAGGATTTGAAAAGGCCAAGATTTGCCATTAAGCTGTGATGACAGCCACTGTAAACCTTCAAAATTGATTACGTAAATATCATGGTTTTGCTTTAAGACTTTTGCTTTATTGCCACCATGCAGCACTCCTATGGAGTAACCTTCAAATTGCTCCCACTTTTTAGTCTCGGCAGGCCACACGCCATGCGCAGGTCTAAGTGGCGCAAGCACCAGCATTTTTTGCACAAGACCTTTGATCTTTAAAGCACGAAAGGCGGCCAATACAATGGCCGTTTTGCCTAGCCCAGGGTCAAGCCATAATGCGCCTGATCCTTGTGAGACCAGAAACTTTACAGCTTCTTTTTGATACTCATGCGGTTCCCAAAACACGATCAATGTCCTCCTTACTATATGTCACATATACCTTATGACCTAGCCGCATAAGATCGGCATGCACTTTTTCTTGCAAAGCCGAGAGCTTACCTCCTGGCCGTTTAAGCTCTATCCAAAGCACCTCGCCATTTTCAAGAGCAACAATGCGGTCAGGCCAGCCACGGGCAAAGCGTACATGCAATTTCAACGTAAGCAACTTATGCTTTTTGCATTGCGCAGAGAAGTATCTTTCCAGGTCGCGTTCAAGCAATACGCGTGCTACCATTGGCATGGGCCCCCATTTGATTTGCGAAAATGGCACCAGCGGCAACCAAAGTCAGGCTTTGGCGCAAAGATGTCATCACTTTCAATCTTTTTAATTCTATCTGTCAACCATGCTTTCAACACAATTAATTCAGATCTTTTATACGTGTCATATGGCACCCGTTTATTGAGGTCTGTATAACAAATTTCAGTAGTGACGTAATCAATTTCTGGATTACATACCATAATAATGGTGGCGTATAGCTTTAGTTGGTCGCCGTAATCCCGCTCTTTGCCTGACTTCCAATCCAGCACATGCGCATGCCCATCTTTGTGCCATACCGCGTCATACACGCCTCGCACCCAATAGCTAGGGTCTTTGAAGTCACAAGGCAGCCAATCGCGAGTAATGGCAAACTCGGTTTCACATTGTGTATGCTTCGCAGCAAGTTCTTGAATGTAATCAAGCCAAAAGCTATGCTCGTTCGGCAATATGCCTAGCCCAGTAATAGCGTGCTCAAACTCGCTGTGAATTAGCTTACCACGCTCCGCGGCATCACCCGAAGGCTCTTTACGATGCTCAATGCGCGTGAGCTTATATTTATATGGGCATTGCTCATACACTTTAATTGATGAGTGTGAAAAGCCCATTATTGTGACTCCCGTTCTGCAGCGCGTGCATCTTCTGCAGCATGATATGCTAGCCGCGTTTGCGCAATTGCGTTAAGCAATTCTTCCTTACCTGTGGCATAATCCCGTTGAATCAATGCCTCATAGGCTTGACGTAAGTGCTTTTCTGCCATCAGCATGGGGTGTGCGTAGTCAATCATTTAAGGCCTCCACACAAATACATCAAGCGCCACCACAATTGCGGCAATGCAAAAGATGATGACGTTCCAGCGAATGGACATAAACTCCTCGTTGCTCATCACATGCTCCTTTATTTAGTTTCCTGATACGTTTCACCAACCTTGTAGTCCGAGACCATAGGCACATCCATGGCCAAGGCATTACACATGCTCCACATTAGTGTTTCCGCTTCACGCGCAATGTGCTCAATAGGAGCCGAGATAACCAATTCATCGTGCACACTGAGAAGCAATCGACTGCCAAGACGGCGCGCTTGATACAGCAGCATAGCGGCCTTTGCCTGATCCGCAGCTGAGCCTTGAATCAACAGGTTAACGCCTTTGTAGTCAAATTCCCTAAGACGACCATTGATGATTTTTGGCGGCTCCATCATAACCAATCTGCCGCCTAATGTTTTGATAGGCTGGTTGAGCTTATATCGCGTACGCATAACGCCTTGCATAGTCTTAAGACCCGGCGCCACCGCTGATGTGTAGGCATCCATCAACGTTTTGGCAAGGTCATAACTGATCTCAAGCATTTCGCTAATCTTTTGTGGCCCGGCGCCATACAAAATGGCAAATGACACGCCTTTGGAATAAGTGCGTGATACCTCCTGGCCGGCAGCCTCGGACATTAACTTGGCAGCGTATGTATGCAGATCCGCACGTGCATCCTGTTGATACTGCTGCATAAGGTTACCACCTTCAAAATGCGCAAAGATTCGCAACTCCTGAGCATTGAAATCGCACGCCACCAACTTATGGCCTTCATCCGGCAGGATAAAGCTGCGAATGAGTGGCAAAGGGGCTATGTCAAGTTCTACGGGAATGATGATTTCGTTTCGTCCCATGCTTGCGGTTGCGCCACCGGTAACAATTTTTGGGTAGCGAACAGGCGCATTTTGAAAATTGGGGGTGGATGAGAGCCTCCCAGTGCGGGTCCCACCACGTTCACCTCGTACACTGTTCCAGTTCGTGTAGATTCGGCCTGTAGATGCAGAAGCTTCCAGCCAGGGCTCAATGAAAGTTGACAAGCATGTTGATAGGTTGGCTCTGTAACGTAGGACACCTTTTAACTCCGTGTGAGTGATGATTTCTTCCAATGTTTCCTTATCAGCCTTAGGAGATCCTTTGTCCGTGGCGGGCCAGCCATTCTTTTTATCCCAATAGTCAGTGGGATAAATACTATCGACCAGCTGCCGATCGCTGTCAACATTCAACTCAGGAGACCCTAACAATGAACGAATCCACGCGTTACACTTTTCAATATCTATTTGCGCTTGCAATTTTGCTTTTTGCAATCCATCGCGATCAACCCTTACGCCTAGCCGCGAGTTTTCAAGTAACATTGGGATCAGCGCAATCTCACGCTGATATGGCTCAAACTGCGCCGGTAACACCAAAGGCTGCAAAAACTCGTAAAGCAAAGAAGTGAGCTTTACATCAGCCTCGGCATAGCGGCCTACCAACTCAACGGGGCCTTTTGAGATGTGCGCGCCCCAGGTAGACTTTTTGCGCTTTGCCTCATCAACATTTGCAATGATCCAGTCTCGTAGCTCATCACGTTCATTCGGCTCAGCAAGGCTATAGGTAACCACCAAGTCTTTAAGGGATAAGGACTGCACGTGTGGGTTGTGCAAAAAAGCCAGTATTAGCGTATCATGCACACGGTCAGGCGTAGGCATTGGCAAACCCAGATGCGTCTCTGCAACATCAAGGTCAAACATTGCATTGTGAAAGCAAATCTCCCTATCGCTGTCGTAGATCAGCTCAAGGATTGATTGCACTATACGCGCCGTGGTGTTGTTGCCACTCAAATGGCCAAAGGCATGGTAACCATTGGGGTACTCGCCTTCCGGGTCATAGAGGGCCAATCCGACCGGTCTGGGTGGGTACGCAGGCCGTGGGCCAATGGCTTCAGTCTCAAAATCAAGGAATACAGGTTTCATGCGTGTCGTGCCTTTGTTGATCGTAGGTTGTATTGACGCTTTACGCGAGGCGGGGTGATGACAATCTCTTCAGTGGAAAAAACATGCATGTTGTAGCACTCCCTACGCCGTATGACTTTATCATCCACATTACGTTTTGACTTAACATCTGTAGGTGCTTGACACAGCGGGCACTTCACTTCCACCCCCCGGGCCAGTCATCAAACAGCATCCCATCGGGCTTGATCTCATCAAGCACCTTGTCCACCGCTTCCAGCGCCCGTCTTGTCTTGACCTCATCAATCGGGAAGGGCAGCGTTGCCATATGCAGTGCGTCCTGCGCCAGCTTGAGTGTCTCGATCAGTTTGTCTTTTGTCATTGAGTTTGTCCCAGTGTGTGCCATAAATGTCCTCTGCCATTGCGTAGTAAAGCATTTGAAGCCATGATGACCGCCCGTGCCCAAGCCTGTGGTGAACTTCGGCCCAGTGCAGATGCTCAGCAGCCTGTCTGTTGACGTATGTCTCTCGGGTGTCGGTGTTAAGCGGGGCGCTCATGTGTTCCCCCTTGCTCGGATAACTCTGAGAATTTTTGGTGGCATCGATTCTTCAAGTTCTTTTATGTAAGCGTTGCAGCGTTCTATCTCCGGCGCATTTGCCGCAATGATGCGCTCACGCTCGGCAGCAGCGACAAGACCGGCAAAGTCGTGAAGTGTTCTCCATTGATTTTCAGTCGCACCCCAATTCGGCGGCATGATGGCGGCTTCTTGGGCCATGCGAACAATTTCATCTCTGGTCATGTGTTCCTCTTTTTCAGTCGGCGCTCAATCGCCTGCATCAAATCTACCCAAGCAACATCTGCCAGACCAAGTTTTTCAGCTATTTCTGCGATGTCCTCATCCGTCAGTCCACGCCATTGGCGCTGCGACTCCTGCTCTGGCTGCGCCAGCCTCTCGCGCAGCGGTGCCGCCGCATCCGTTGCCACCTTGTGCGGGTACACGGTCACAATCGAACCGCCGTTGCGGGGCTTGCGAACCTGCACCCTCGTTGCTGGGTTTTCGCACCAGGCTAGCAGTTCAAGCGCCTCCAGCGCCTGCTGCAATAAAACTCTGTCGTCCATGATTCAATCCTTCCCAAACCCTGACACATACGGTTGCCCGTGAGCCTCGGCCCACGCATCGCGGGCCTTGTGGTATTCATCGAGCAGCGTGCCCATCTCGTCCCAGTACTTGTCCACCCCGCCGAGCATGACGCACTCCATGAGGATTGCGAAGCGGTGGCAGTAGGTGACGGCCGGATCGTTCAGCTCCATCAAGCGGTCCCGGTCCGCGTTGAGCGCATCAACCATCTCACGCAGCTCCGCGATCCGTGATTCGGCCTGCTTCATCATCACCCCGTAGGCCACTTCAACCTCGTGCAACCGGCGCAACTCGGCGGCGGCTTGCTCAATGTCTTGCTGGTGGGCATCGCCTGTCGCGTATAGGT